CAATAAATGATTAAAGCATTCATTTAATAATGAATAATCAATCACGACTTCGTATTCAATTATCGAATCCTCTCGATAGTGAGAAAATTTTCCAATTTTATTTGCAATATAAAAACTAGTTAGCTGATTTATAAAATTTTTCCTGTGTAATTTAATTGTATAACTGTTGCCAAGTACAAGTTTATGATTTAAAAAATGATCAGCACAATCAGTAAATTGATCGCCCTGAATACTAATTATTACTTTTTCACCTCGATTAACCGAATCCCACATCCGACTAAATCCATTTGTGTTATTTGGTAAAAATACTTCTGGATAAAATTTTAAGTTTGTTAACTTTGATATGGCTACACCTAAGACATTCGATCCGGTGCGATAATTTGAAAATAAAACTATGTGTTTATTCTCAGCCTTACAATGTATTTCGTCGATGAAATTATGTTGCATTGTTTACCTAGTTGATTGGTAAAAAATATTATTTTTTCCACTGCTTAGGGGCAGTAAAATTAGCTTTACTAAACTCAATTCTATCAACTAACTTAACTGCTCCGCCGTCGTGTCCGATAGCAACAAATCCTTCAGGCGCTGTTACTCGATATCCGTTGTCAGTTTTTAAGAAAGTGCCTATATTTTCAATTTGCTGCATCTTTTGTAATAGCATTACTTTGGCTTCAATTATCCGTTTATATATGGCAAGAATTCCCAATAATATATTACTGTTGTCAGCCATGAACTGTTCTTTATCCTGAATCTTTTGTATACGGGCAGCAGCAGCAGGACTGTCGGGCCCACCTTTTAGTTTAGCAATCTCTGCTTCCATTTTACCTTTGTAGAATGTCAGAAAATTCTTCAAGAATGTTGTGGGGTCGCCTACTTGTGTGCCACCACGTACCATATTATTAATGAAAGGTTTAATGTACGTAGCAAACTCTGTCATTTCTTCGTCGCCACCTTTGGTAGTACGACCCGTAAAAATAATACGATTAAAGTCTTTTTCCTTAATTTTCTTGAATGTTGTTGCAGCAGCAGTTAGCGTGCCCTTGATTTTTGCATCCTCATCGGGTGTCAAACTAGCTCTACCAGTAAAATCTTTATATGTGGCATCGTCATACCACACAGCACTATTGGGTTGTAATCCCGCTACAGAAGCACCAAACACGGCTTGCATGTTAGGTAAACTATCACCTTCATAGGCTGTATGAAAAATTATACCTATTTTAGCTTTTTCAATTCTTTTGCCTAATTCACTGTTTACAGGCACTGCATAGGTAATAGTGTTAGGAGTAAAAATATAGCATTCTTCTGTACCAGCACCGCTGGGCAAAGCAGCAGTTGTAACATCTCCGGGAGTAAACATTAAGTCGCCTTGCAGCACATTGCCTATGCCTAATTTGCTCAAATATTTTAAAGCGATGGTAAGTTTATTGGCTAGTCCCTCTTGTGCCCCATAAAAGTTTCTGATGTCTTTTGCACTCTTGCATAGTTTAGGTTCATTTTTAGAAAATACGCTTTTTGTACCTACAAAAAATTTGCCATCCAATGGATCAGTGCCGCAGATGATAGCAGGAGCTCCGTCCCACTTTACGGTAACTTTAACTGGTTGACCTTCTCCTTGTGCAAACATTCTGCGAAGACCTTCCATATAGTTAAGTGCTTTTTGTGCGCCTAAATAACCTTCATTGTAGACAAGATCTTCTACATGTTCTAAGTGTACATTTTTACCTTCTGCTGCTTCGCATAATAACCATGCCGCAGGAGCTTCTTTAATTTCAAATAATTTCATAGTTTACTTAATTGTCTATTTAAAAATTGTGCCATTTCGGGGCTTGCTTCTTTTTTGCTACCAAAATACACCCATCTGTCGTCGTCAGTAAGAGCAAAGTCTGTGTTTTTATATCGCAAAATTAACGGGTCTGCAGAATTAACCACTGACACACTTTGAGCAATCCCGGGCGAAGGCTGGTCGGTTCGTTTTTTCTCTGCTTGGGCAAGATTTTCTTGATTTTGTGATACCCATATTGCAGCATTGGATCTTATTTTTGTTATTTCCTTAAAATAATTTAATGCAGTCTTTCTATCTATTTTATTAGGCAGTGGTTCAAAAGGCAAAGTTTGTGCTATGTAGGATTTAACTTGCTCCTCTTCGCCGCCTGCAAAAAATTCGAAAGCAAACGCCCGCATATCATTTCTAACAGCCTGCGGATTAAAACTACTGGGATCATCCAAGTTCATGCCCTGTTCTGCTAATCGAGTCTGAAAATATGCCAAAGCTTGTTTAGGTAATTCTTTGTCTATCTTAGCTAAATTGTTTTTAAGTAAGTCTGTTTGGCGCTGTGCCCGCTGTGCTCTAGTTCCTACATCTCCCGATCCACCTGCAAGTAAATCTAGCCCCTGGACTGCTTTAGTTGCGGCGCCTCCTGCTATCTGGCCTAGGCCGCGGCCCACATTCTTAATACCTTGCCATACTCCGGCTTCCGATATAATTTCATTTACTTTCATTTGAAATCCTTTTAACGCCACGACTAAATTTAGCTGTATCCTGAGACCTAATGCTGTTAATTAATCTACGTTCCAATTCTTCTGCTTGTTCTTTATTGTAGTTTTCACGAATAAAGTTAACAAGATTTATGGCGCCAGTAATGACGTGATTGGCTCGACTTTCCACAAGATTTTCTTTATCCTTGTGTAATCGTAACGAATCTAGTTCTTCTAATAAACTACGAGTTTTTTTCTGCAAAATACTGGCTCCAGATTAACTATATTTATAATTTTTGATAATTATACAATTACAAGTATCTTGCATAAAACTGCGCGACTTCAGGGAAAGTATGATTCCAGTTTTGATTTCTTATAAGATCAAACTGTTTAATTTTTCTAATAGCCTCTGATATTATCTTTGGGTTTTCCTCCCAATTTTTTGGTACAAGATTTGCAAATTTTGTTTTTGTAATAGCATCGACATATTCTTGGGTTAAACCAGCTAACCTAAATTCACCTACTGCTAAATGCCTGGTATGATTTATTATATCGCCTAACCTATTTGTTGAATAATTTTTCTGAATCCAATCTTCTAATTCCGACAGATATAGCAAATTAAAAATACTAACAGTTTCTTCTACTAGAAACATTGTATTAACAGGCGCTTGTTCTTTTATTTTGTTAAGGTTGTCAACTACTTGATTCCATTGTGCAGGCCAGCGCAAGTATTCGAATTTATCACCAACACCATCTAAACTTACGTTGAGTTTTAAAAGATGCAACTTTTCGATAATTTTAAAATGTTTATCTAAAATACCTTGTGTACCGTTTGTTTGAAAACTAATGGTCAATTCATTTTTTGCATTAGGTACCATATCTATTAATGCTTCAACTACGTCCCAGTGGCTACTGCCTAGTAATGTTTCCCCTCCACAAAACACAACCATTTCTAAATTAGATAGATCTAATGTTCTTAATATTTCTATTAACTCTTTTTGTTTGTGCTCGGGCTTTACTGCATTAAATGGTATGTTTGATTGTTTTAAATGATGCTGCCAATAAGTACTTAAATTTGGTCCGCAGATTCTACACGCTAAATTACAACTAATGTCAAACATTAAATCCAATCTAGTAGGGCCAGATAGATTTTTTCTCTTACCAAATTTTTTCAGTGACCCTGTTCGAAAACTTTCTAAATTTGTTTTTTCCAGAGACTCACAATTCTCACATCCAGATGCCCATACATTTTGTTCATTAATCTGTCTAAGAGGTTCTAAGTGTTTATTATTCCATGCATGTTCATTTTCTTGTAATACTTGTGTGTCTATTCTAAGACAGCAATGGTTAATATAAACAGATTTGTCTTTTTTTAGATTAATTTGCAATCCGCCGTGGATCATAGGGCAGTATAAGTCAGTCATTCTACTTTTTTCAATCCTGCTAGCATTTGTTTAAGTTTGGCATTTTGCGCTTCGCCCGAGCCTCCAACAATTGGTTTCTCCCATGCAGGAGTTCCTTGCGCTCTTTCAAACTTACGTGGAGCACCGTCATCGTCACCACTGGTAGATCTTGTTTTAATACTGTTCATAATACTACCGACCAGTGGCTTTACTGTACCTGGTGTACCCTGCGCTTCTTCACCCGGATCTGTGATACGTAATGTATCGATGTCGTAGTCTAAGTCAACTTTCATACCCACACCACTACTGCTACGAGTTTTCATTAATTGGATCTGATAGCGGCCACGCTCACGCATAGCTCTGGATGTAAAGATTCCAAATACATTGTCTGCTGTATTAATCTTACTAATACCGCCACTAATATGACTGTGATCAAATTCAATCTCCTCTACTGCACTTCTATTTAACTGGCTAGCTGTAATCATCAACACGCCAAATTCTTTGGCCAAATTCCTTAACTCTTCCGAAACGTATTTGTCTTTGACAAACAAATCATTGGGACTGACTTTGGCGCTGACTGGCATGACCAGATCTAAATAGTCTACCATAATAAAATCTGTTTTACGGCCAGTCTGTACTTCAAGTTCTTTGAGATATGCACGAATCTGATTGACGTTGCTCTGCGCCGGCATATATTTGATTCTCATGCTACCGGACTTTTTGCCCAGCATGCCAATCTTTAATTCCACTGTGTCCAGTTCTTTAAAAATTTCCCTAGTACTGACATTTGCAGCCATACTGTCAATACGCATGGCGCACAGTTCTTCACTGAGTTCTAGAGTTAAAAACACACCATTTAATCCAGCAACGACCCAATTTAATGCAATGTTTTGCATGAACAAGCTCTTACCCGAACCTGAGCCGCCTGCAAAAATGTTTAGTTCTCCTCGGTTCATGCCGCCAAACAATCTCTTGTCCATTGTGGGCCAACCTGTGCTGATCTGCCCGTTGTTGCTTTTAATTTTCATTAATCGAGCACGGGGATCTGCGAAGTAGTCTGTGCCCATGTCTTTGGTCAGACTGATCTGTACAGCATCTTTGATAATTTTTTCAATGGGGTCGAAGTCCCCTTTTTCAATCATGTCTGCTGCCTTAAGTACTGCTCTTTCTAATTCATATTTCTTAGTAAAGCCTTCAAACTCGATCATAAACCAATCATAATGATTTTCTCCGAGATCTGGAATTGGTTTTAGGTCTGTGCCTGCCACTGCTTTGATCTGTTCAGGAGTGGGCATAATCTTATGTGTGTCCACATGCTCTTTGATAAAACGTGCGGCTTCACGTAGACTTCTGTCAAAGTTTTCTGGATTATAAATGTTTTGAACCCTGACATAACTTTCAGGATTCTGTTGCATCATTTCTAAAAATAATTTTTGGAGATCAACACTATAGTCTTTGGTCATATTTTATTAGCTAACAATTTAATTTTTAATGGGTTGGATTCTTTAGCATCCAGAATAGATTTCATAACAAACAATTTTCCGTATAATTGAACTGCATGATTAATATCTTTTGCAGTATCTTTCCACACAGGAAAACTTACACTCCAACCATATTCTATTGCACGATTAATAGTTTGTTGTCCGGGCCATACTTCTTTATTTTGCTTGTTAATATGTTTATCAAAGTCTGGAACCACAATTACTTCTCGCCCCAATGACTCTATTAGTTCTGCCTGCTGCTCACTGATGTCATTGGTCTGTGTACTTACCCCATCTACACTCATAGCATCAAACGGACCTTCGCAGACAATGACAAATTTACTGTCCTGTTTTTGCTCGTCTAAGTTAAAAACAAAATGGGCAGGGTGGTCACTGTGGTATTTAGGTTTTATGCCGTCGCTGAATGCTCTGGCTGTATATCCTACTAATTCACCTTTGTATTTAAAAGGAACAATCACACGGTAAGATAATTTATATTCTACTTCAGGAGTCCAATAAAATTCATATTTTCTCAAATCTATTTTTCGATCACTGACGTAACTCACAGCTTCCACAAAAGGTTTGGGGAAATTTTTATCAGCCAATTCATAAAATTCTGCCAGTGCCATAAAACTTAACGCTTCACCTGGTAGCTTACGAGCAACAAATGTTATTTCTTCTTCAACTACAGGTTTGATGTCTTCGGGTTGAATTAAGTCTTTGATCCTCAGTGCCTCGACAACCAAACGTTGTATTTCGTTGACATCTGCACCTAACCAATTGAGAAATTTTCGATATTTGAAACTCAGTGGCCTGCCAGGTTGATAACCAGTTTTAAATCCACAATTAAAGCAGTGCCAGCTTACTCCGCCGTCTTCGTTGACTATTAGTCCGCCACGTCCTCTTGTATCTTGATTGTCGCCGTTGTGAATACAACAAACAGCATTACCCGACAACCAACCAGACTGGGACTTTTTAGTTTTACGACTTTGAGTCCATAATTGCTGCGTATAATTTGCTACTTCATGTATCAAGACGAGTGACTTTCCAGTTGTTTTGATCTTTTCTTTTTCTTACGGTTACTGTGTTAGTATACACTAATTTTTGGGTGAAATCAAATATTTCGACTAAGCTTCTTCTAAATAATATCCACATCCTGGGTACTTGTCAAATGCAGTTAAACTTAAAACTTCAGGATAGCGTCTGCAACCTTCCCAACGATTTTCGTAAATTTTGCAATTTAGTGTCAGTGTATCAAAATGTTCACACCAAGATTCTGTATAATTAACAGAGTCTGAATAATTTCGAAATTTACAACAGGCGCCACCGCAGACTTTTGGTGTGCAACTTCCTCGGACTACTGGATTAATCCAAACAATATCCACATCATACCCATGCAAAATATTGTAGATTCATTGCGGCTGGCGTAATTCCGCCACCACTTAAGTTTGTGAATTGAATGCTTAGTGTATTAAGAGCACTGGCATATGCGGCTGTGATGATAACGCCGTAGGCAAGATCGCTGGCACTGGTAACTATAACTTTATGACTTGTTGTCAAACCAGTTAAAGTAAATGTTTGTGTACTAGTATTATTTTTACCGATTGCAGTGGGAGTTATAGCTAAATTTCCTGCCAAAATGCTTGTGGCTGCTGTTAAACTTGTGGCCCGTGTTGCTGTGCCTGTTACGTTACCTGTTAATGCAGCATTAACATTGCCTGCTGAGATATTACCGGTTACACTCAACGCTGTTAACGTACCAACACTTGTAATGTTTGGTTGTGCTGCTGTTAAAATAGTGCCAGTTACATTACCAGTTACTGCACCAACGTGTGTACCAAATGTATTGCTGTTAACGTTGGCGGCTGTTACATTACCGGAAAAGCTAGCAGTAGTAAACGTAGCTCTGGTTCCACTGACATTACCAGTAGAGACATTACCCGATACTATCAAACTTGTTAATATGCCGACACTGGTAATACTAGGTTGGGCGGCTGCGGAAACTGTTGCGGCTGTTAAAGCACTAGTAGCCTGTCCTGCCAAAGATGCAGTGATAGTGTTAGCTTGGAAGTTGCCGCTGGAATCACGACTAACAACAGTGCCTGCTACTGCATTTGGTGTAGCATCGATACCCACAACAACTGCACCGGTAGTAGGCGACACTTGCATATGAAGATTACCGCTGACACTACTGATTGGGCTACTTGCCTCTACTCGATTCCACACATTGCCGCCGTAGGTCACAGTGTCGCCGGACACATACGTCACATTGCCTGCACCCAAATTCTGTGTTCCGCCAATTGTAACAATATACTGATAACCTGCGACTCCTGTGCCGTTGCTGAGTGTGGGAGTATTATTGGCAGCGTTCCATCCGCCTTGGAAAACAATGGCACCAACTAGACTACTAGGGATTTGATCAGTGGATAATCTACCATCAACGCCTAAAGTGGCCACACCGTTGGCCACAGCTCGTTGCGTTAAAGGAATACCAGCAGTGGTTTGTGTTGTGTTGTCTGTACTAAAAGTAATGGCGTTAGCTGAAATACCTGTGGAAGTTACGCTAGCTACTTGTTGTGAAGTGATACTACCAGCAGGTGTGGTCCAGAAATTAATCTTACTACCCTTGGCACTGTCTGTAAAATTTTCCAATGCTACTGTCTCAATGCGTGTGCCGCCAGTGCCCCAGGTAGTAGTACCGTAGCCGTTGCTGCTTACTCGAGACAGTATGTCGTTTTGTTTGATAGCCTGGGGATTTGATATGTTACCGCGAGCCGAATAACTGGCCCATACGGCATAGCTGTTATCGCCGCCCACATTGCCCGAACTACCATAGCTTCTTTGTACAATACGACTATTTCTATTAGGTCTGCTGACGGTTTGAATTAACGTGTCTGGGAAAATAGTAGCAGGTGCAGCAACACCCGAAGCGTTCACCGACACCATGGCTTCTGTAGTGCCGAATGTTGTATTATTGATCTGCGTTTTACGTTTTACAAAAAACGATCCGGTATCATCAGTCTCGCCGATACTGATATCAAGCCCAGTGGTAGCATTTTTTAATGTGGTATCTTCAATGACCAAATTACCAACTGCAATGTTTTGGGCGCCGTTCAAAAAGAGCGTGCCGTTATTAACAGTCATTTCAACATCGTTTAATGTAGTTTGATCTTGTAAGTGTATGCTAAATGGACCCACATATATGTTGCCCCAACGATAAGACACAGAACCAATATCGTATGTATTGCTTGTCCCTGGCAATAAATTACTATAAATTGCACTAGGAGTGTAGGCTGTACTTTGTACTGTTGTGTCGCGGAATGTAATATTACCAAATGCTACGTTGCCTGTGCCATTGTTATAACTTAATGATCCTGCGTTATCTAAACCTAATGTATTGGCACTAAAGTAAATACCAACTGGGTCGCTGGCCAAGTGTATGTGAGCCCAACGTAGTTCGGCAGTACCTAAACTGTATAAATCATCAGCGGTGGGCAACAAACTACCGGCAGTGATAACATTGGCTACAATACTAATAGGAGTTCCGCCTGGGGTTGAGCCGTCACTGAGTCTTAGTTCTCCGGTGGATTCATTGTAGAACATTCTTCCTTGGTCGCCCACGTAAGACGAAGCATTGGCTGAATTAATTCTACTAGTAAAGAGTTGTTGTACTGGCACCGATAGTCCTTAAACGTCCAATGGTTCATCGCTGGCCATTTCGTCAATGGCAGCAATATTAATTCCGGATAATTTTTTTAATTGATTTAACTCGTCGTCCTCGTTATCATCACCATGACCACTTAAATCATTGTCTTCACCGTGTTCGTCGTAGATACTGTCAACGTCCACTGCTTTTTTTAATAATTCAAGTTTAGCTTGTAGTGGAGGAACAAAGAGACCAACATTTTCAGTGTTGTCGTCTAGCTCTGGTTCGACTTGATGCAGTCGACCAGACACTGTAATATCTGCAGGCTGTTGTTCTTTGTCGCCGAATGCGGCCAGCATATCTGCTGCGGCTTGGATAAATTCATGTGATTTCATAGTATTATGCGTTCAAAAATGTTGTGCTGTTTTGATT